GCTTCCATGTGCCGCGTAAACGGATGGTTGGCAGCGTGCATCGCCAGCGCATCGGGGTCATGGTTGACCGCGATATCCGGGTCACGTCCGAGCGCCTGCTTCAACGCCTCGCTGGCACCGCCGCCGCCGGCAAAGAAGTCGACCACAATCTCGACCGGGCGCAGCCGGGACGCGATATGGCGCTTCGGGAAGTTGAAGCCGGACTGGTTGCTGCCATCAGCCATGGGATGAAGCTCCTGCGTTCTGGGGAAGGTCGGGGAAATGCCCCCATGGAAGCCGCATGACCTTGTGGTGGGCATGCGGCGCGATTGCGTTCTTTCGGGAGTAGCGGCCCATAACCCCGTTGTCCCAGTGCTCTCGCTGCTGGGTGGCCTGGTTGTCGAACCAGCCGTCGAACATGTCGGGAGTGCGCGGCGTGCCCACGCGTTTAGTCGTCGTCGCCGCTGTGGAGGAATTCCTCGATCTGCTCGGGCGACGGTTTCTTCCAGTTCGTGACGGCGCCGGTATCGAGATCGATGTCCAGCATCACGTAATCGCCGTAGTGCTCGCCGGGCATGAAGTCGGGCACATAGCCGTCGTCCTGGCCTCCGAGCGACTTGCCTGTCTCGTCGAGAATGTCGGCGGCGAAGCGATCACTGCACTTCACGCAGATGCGCAGCGTCTTTGCGATCACGGGGACGACCTTGGTCTGGCTGATTTCCATGAGGATTCCTTACCGGCGGGGCCGGCGCTGTTGAAAAGGGGGAGGGACCTGAAAAGGCCGATCGCTAGAACGGAATGTCGTCGTCGTCGAACCGCTGTTCGCCCTGCATCGGCATGCGGTTCTCGGTATAGCTGCGCTCCTGGCCGTGGCCACCGCGGTCGCTGCCGCCGCGCTGCTGGCCGCCATAGCCACCACCGCTCCCGCGCTGGTGCCCGCCGCCATCACCCTGACCGCCGAGCATCTGCATCTCGCTGGCGATGATGTCGGTGCTGTAGCGCTCGATGCCGTCCTTGTCCGTGTACTTGTCGGTGCGCAGGGAGCCTTCGATGTAGACCTGGCGGCCTTTCTTCAGGTACTCGCCGGCAATCTCGGCCAGCTTCCCGAAGATCTTCACGCGGTGCCACTCGGTACGCTCCTGCTTTTCGCCGGACTGCTTGTCCGTCCACTGCTCGGACGTAGCCAGGCGAAGGCTCGTGATGGCCGTGCCGGCGCCGGTGTACCGCGTCTCGGGGTCGGCACCGAGGTTGCCGACGATGATCACCTTGTTGATGCCGCGAGCCATTACTTTGAGCCCTTATATTGATGAGCCATCAGCGCGCGACTGATGTCTCGCGCGTGGAGGCAGGTATGCCGTTCGAAAAGGCCCCAGTGGCAGAGCTCTGGAGCTACGCCGAGTTGTGAAGCCAACCAGGCGTACGCGTCATCGCGGCTCATGCGGCCGTATCTCCAGATGGCCTCGAAGACCGGCTTGCACGCGGTACGCAACTCGCGAAGCTCGGCGTCCGCGATCGTCCCCAGCGGGATCGCCGTGAACGGGTGCATGCCGCAGCGCGCTTCGCATTCGGTGCACACGTACATCCAAGGCCATTCGCCGTACGTGCGGCCGTAGATCTCGTCGTGGTGGCGAATCTCGACCAGGGCGCAGCAGTAACGGCAGGTCGTGGGCGCTGGCATATGGGGCAGCGGCACGCGGGCCGTCGCCTTCCGGCTCGGGTTCCAGGGCGACTTGCCGTTCTGCTGCGACAGGTCGAATTCGGCGGAGCGATCCATGCTCAGGCCGCCTTCTTCAGTTCGTTGGCAGCGTTCTGGATCACGCTGTACAGGCCGCGGTAGATCGCGAGGAGGTCGCTCTCGGCGTAGAGCTTCGCCGCGCGCTCGGTGCCGACCGGCATGAAGCCGATCTTCTCCAGGCCCTCGGCCGTGATCGACAGCGGGGCGATGCGGGCATTGATGTCGCCGAGCTTCACCGTGCGGCCCGGAACGCTGGCGGGCGCTGTTTCGAACGGAAGCGGATCCTCCATCGCGCGCAGGTCGGCGTCGACCGAGCGCAGCGGCGCGACGGTGGACGCAGGAGGCGAGGCCTTAACCGGCTCGGGCTCCGGCTCTACGGCCGGCGGCGCGGCAGCGAGGCGCTCACGCTCGGCAGCTGCAGTAGCGGCTACTTCCTCGGCGACGCGCTCACGCTCGAGCTTGCGGCGCTCCTCCTCGCGGATGCGTTCCCGTTCGACCTCGGCCCGTGCCTCGACCTGGCGCTTGTGAGTCTCAATGCGCGCGGTGATGGCGAGCTTGAAGTCATCCATCGGCTTCGCTGCCAGCTGCTGCAGGTCGGCCAGCAGGGCACGATGCTCCGCCGCGTTTTCATCGACCCACGCCAGCTTCGCGCGGAGATCCTTCGCCTGACGATCGACGACGATCTTCCCGTTGGCCAGCGCGGTGTCGAGCTTGTCGTCGATGCTGCTGAGCGTCTTCAGGCCCTTGATGGCACCCGCGAAGTCCGGCATGACCACGTCGAGGCGCAGACCATTGATCTCGCGCTGAAGCTCGGACGTGTGGCTGGTGAAGGCCTTGCGCGCTGCCTCGATCTTCTCGGCGCGGCGGCGCGACTTCTCGCTTTCCAGCAGCTTTTCGGCCATCAGGCGGTTGTCCCGCACCAGCTTGGCCAGCATGTCCTTCTGGCGCTTGGCCTGGTCCACGCTCTCGATCTGGGCCAGCATCATCGCCTCGGCGGCGTTGAGGGTCTCCTCGGCCTTCTTCATGGCCTTGATCTGCTGGTCGAGGTCGACGAAGTCCTGATCGGTCTGTGGCTCGCGGATCAGCTTGGTTTCGAGGAAGTCGCGCAGGGCGACCTCGAACGCGTTGAAGTTCTCGCGCACCGAGATCTGGCCGATGACCTGAACGGCCACGGCGGGCAGCGCCTGGACCGACTCCGCCACCAGCATCGGCTTCTGCTCGGGAAGGGCGTAGTCGGTGAGGTCACGATCGAACTGTGCCCAGCCGTCGACGATCCGCTCGAACCAAGCAGCGTCAGGCCAGACCTCGGTCGATTCAAACTTGTTCGGGGTGCCGTCGGAGACCGTGAAGATCACGCGCTGCGCGCCGGTGATCATCATGATCTGCTGGCACTGCGGCAGGTGTTCGTCGGGGACGATGCCAGCGGCAACCGAAGCCGCAAGGTCTGCGTTCCACTGCTTGTGCTCGAAGGCGGTATCGCCCGCCATGGTCAGGCCGTCGCAGGAAGCCGACAGGTGGCCACCGGCGTCTTCGTCGGAGCACGTCACGGGGTAGAGGTCATCGCCGATGAGCTCTTCGACGAGCGGGCGCGCCATGGCTTCGACCTGGTGGCCGTAATCGAGGATGTTCTCCTGCACCCAGTCGCTGAATTCCTTCGGCGTGCCGGTGTGCTTCATGCGCAGCAGTTCCGAGCGGGTAGTCCGCTTCGACAGGCCAAGCATCGCAGCGGCTTCGCTGGCGCCGTGGTGGGAAAGGCGGAAGGCCGCCCATTCGTCACTGCCCTGAACGAGGTCATGGATCTGCATTACACGTCGCTCCCGTTATTTGCCCACGACGCGATCTCGAGCTTCTGGTCGCTGGTGAGCAGTTCCTTGGTCTGGATCATGGCGATCAGGTCATTGACCGACTTGCCGCCGTCGATGGCCTTCTTCCAGACTTCCTTCTTCTTCTCGAAGGTCTCGTCGCTGCAGGTGGGAAGCGTCTTGGCTTCCGTGGCGGCGGGGCTCGTGACGGACTGGGCCGACTGTTCGGCCTTGTTGTCCATGACGCTTTTCCATGAGGATTCACCGTCGCGGATCGCGCCGTAGATTCCGCGCAGATTGACCAGCTCCGCGGGGGAGCAGGTGTCCAGGGCGTGGCCGAGATAGGCCGCGAGATCCGCCGCCTTCACCCCAATCTCGCCGAAGGCGTCCGCCATGCGCTTGCGCTCGGCGTCCGGGTCGCGGGCCGCCTCGTCCAGGCGGATCGACTTGATGATGTCCTCGGCTTCATCCTGCAGGTCGCCCGGAATGATGCGCAGGCCCAACGTGCGGATCGCCTTCGACACCTGCGCGGCACGCTTGTTGAGGATGTCGTCTTCCGTGCCCGGGACGGTGTAGACGTTCTTGTTCCAGCTGTTCTTGCGCACGCTGATGTAGGTGCCATCGCTGGCAGGCTGCGAACGCTCAACCGTTTTAGTCACCCGCACGTCGAGGGGATAGGTGACGTTCGATTCGAGGTCGGTCACCGAGACGCGGTGGACCTCCTTCGTCTCGTCCTCGAAGATCATGCTGGTCTCGACCAGCACGTTCGTCATGCAGCGAAGGGCGACCTCCACGAAGCGAATGCCCAAGCCCTCAACGCCCTGGCCGATCGGCTTCCGGTAGTAAGCCGACTTGTTGTGGGCAAAGCTCGGGCGGCGGCACTCCTTGAGGAGGTCCTGCCGCACCTGGTCCCACTGGCGCGGGCGGCGCAGGGCCATGACGTACCGCGCTTCGACCATAGCCTTCGCCTGCGCGGCCACGGCGGTCGAGGCGGTTTCCTGCACGGCCAGCGTGGAGCTGGTGCCACCGAAGTCTTCGCGGACAGCTACGGCGTTATCGGAGCGGGACATATCAATCCTTTGCCGGAGTCCGCCGGCGCGGGGTGAGAGACGGGTTGGCCGCGGTTAGGCAGCGCGGGATTCGTCGATCTTGTGGAAGGGGTACTTCTCGGTCGCAGGCTTGATGTGCTGGCCGAAGTGCTTGCCGATCGACTCCGCGTTGCGGAAAGCATCGAAGTCGGCAACGGTGAAGTTGTCGTAGTGGTAAAGGCTCGACGCGTCGCCGCGGTAGTTCTTGAAGCGGATGGCCAGGGTGTTGCTGGCGGCGTCGTGGCCGATGCTGTGGATCTGCGACGACTCGACGATGAGCATGTTGATGGTCTTGTGCATCTCGATTCCTTGCCCGGAGCGCCGGGCGGCGTGTTGGTGTTGGGTGGCAGGACGGCGTGGCCCACAGATCGCTTTCTCTTGCTGGCCGGTTGCGGCTTCCGGTTGCCATGCCGGTGGTATTTGCTCGGCCATGCCTAAGACATTGCGCTGCGGCTATGCCATGCCGCCCTGCCGTACAAGAAAGCCACCTGCGCGGGTTGCGCTCCCCGGGTGCTCCCGAGGTCCCTACGCCGAGGGGGACGGCGCCAGGTGGCTTACTTGTGCCCCGTGTCACTCCACGGGGCGGGG